TCACTCATTCTCATTAAAACTTTCCAACGTAATTTCGTCCATTTCTTCCCTAACCAAGGCTAGTTTCAAGTTGATATAATGTTTATCAGTTATTTTAATATCAGCATGATCTGCAAGCTTGAATACCTTGTATATATCCATCTTTAAGATGTTGATCAGGAAAGAAATAAATGTTGGTCTGATTTGCTTTAATATATATTTACGTGAGATCTGTTTTGCAATGTTTAATAGTTTTATTCTTCTATCCCAGAATGAAAGTGGATAAGTGTAATTCTCCGGAATTACTGAATACATATCGAACAGTCTTCCACTATCCCCTTGCTGAATTCCCACTTCATTATGAAGTAAATTAAATAATTCTTTATAGAGCGGAAAAAGATAATAAGGTTTTTTCTTTCGCTTGCCGCTTTTAACATTTCTGATTTTAATAACTCTCCTCTTGAAATCAATATCTTCTTTGAGCTGGACCATAGCGGAACTTGGACGGCATCCGGTAAGCAACATAAAATAAATTATCCAATAATAATGAGGATGCTCTTTTACTTCTCTTAAGTATTTAATAATGGTGTACATCTCATCTGCAGGAATTGGATCCGGGTCTTTTTCTTCGCTATCTGTTGGCTCAATAATATTTTTTGAACAATAATTTTTTTCAAGAAAATAATTCCATAGAGCACAAAGACTTCTCGTATAAATCGATCGTGAATTTACAGACAGAGATTTGAATTTATCTTTAGCTTTATTGATAGGGATTTGCAAAGCTTCAAAGTAATTAAGCAGCTTGACATAATCGTTATCGGTATATCTATAAATATATCTATCACCGCTAGCTTTTATAAAATGTTCAACTGCAATATCATAGTTGATGAGAGTCTTTTTCTTTAATCCTTTTTTTAATCCTGGTGTTGATTTATATTCTTTGAATTCCTTATACCCTTCCGAGAGCTTTAAATCTTTTTTTATCTTTATACCGGTCTTAGCTTGAATATCTCTTTCATTCAATCCTCTCCTGAATCCATCAACTAATTTCTTAACCTCGTGTGTACCAACAGGCTTTTCACCCGCTTCAAAACGTTTCCAGTCTGCCTCAGATACTTCTATTTTTGTATTAAGAGATTTTGGACGCTTTGATGGTGTTTGTTCTGATTTATCATAATATCGATGCCAATAGAACGGTGAATTCTTTTGTATGTAAACACCCCTCATAATTCCCTATCCTTCAAGAGATCGCTTAGCCTTGCCTTGTTTCCGTTCGTCTCCATTAATTTTAAACTCATAACTGATTAATTGTTGCTGAATTCCAGCAGCCCTTTTTCTTTTGTTATCTCGAGCAATAAATCCTTTTCGGCTGATTCCAGTTCCGCTATCTGCAGGATCGAGCCTGGGCCGGGATGTTCAGTACCCAGGACCTTAGCCATATTTAGCATTGCCCGGATTTTGGCAAGTTCGATACTGAGTTTTTTTAGTCGTCTGTCTGAGTTGGTGTACATGTGAAACTCCAGTTGCAATTGAAATTAAAAATCATCTGAATTTTCAATAAAAGATTTAAGGCTATCTTTCATTTTAATAAATTCTTTATGCGCTCCTATATGCAAATTTGATTTATTCTCAAATGAAGATTCATAATCTAAGGTTTTAATATAAAGCGGTAAAAATCTAAAGCGTGCTTTATTATCTTTGCAATCTATTGTTAGTTGAAAGCCCATATTACTTTTAATTATTCCACCATAATCAACGCCATCTTTATAGCCTTTAGCCACAATTGTTCCAGCTTCTTTATCTTGCAAGTCAATCACCTGTTTTGCAGAGACAAAATTTGAAGCAATCCACTTCAAACATTTTTCATAAATTTTATCTTTAGTAAGTGAAGCGAATTCAACGACAAACTCATGATTCATTTCTTCTTGAGTTGCTATTTTAGAGCTTGCACAATCAATGAAAAATATTAAGAATATAATTGGGAAGATTTTTTTCATATCCTACTCTCATTTATTATCTATTATGTTGCCAACAATAATTACTTCCTGGTTGAGCTTTTCTTTTACATTGAGTTCCTTTTTTAGTAACAGCTTGACATCGTTCAGAAGAATTTACTTTTATTGTTTGCTTTTCGATTTTTGCTTTTTTTACCACCGGTGTAATACTCTGAAGAGTATCTTTATCTTTAGAAATCATAATGGGGGGTTTACACCGACTACAGGCGGAATATCCTCTATCTATTGCATCTTTGAGGGATATTGGAATAGAGCTTTTTCTTAAATTACTACAATCGCCAGAGTGATACTTGCTACCTGTTTTTGTAATATAAACCGTTTGTGCAGACAGGACATAGGACAAAAGAAGAATAAAACTTATTGCAAATAGTAATCTTTTCATAACTATCTCATTCATTTATTTATAAAGCCAATGATCAACGCCCCCATGACCAGAGCATGCTCCGGAACCGGTGGCAGTGGAAGTTGTTCCATCTTTACAAACGGCACCTGTCCTTTCACTAGGATCAGTACCTTTATCGCAGTTGGAAACGAATAGCGAGAAGAATAAAACCAAAATGAAAAATAGCTTTTTCATGGTGTCCCCTTATATATTATTAATTATTCATTATTACTCTTACAATTGGATAAATATTTTCAAACTTCAATTTGAGTGAAGGTTTATATTTTACAATCCATTGTTTTTCAAAATGACTAATAAGTACATACTGATTCATTGCAGGTGATTGGGTGAAGTTTACCAGTATTATGTCCCCTGCCTGAATTATTGGCTTAACCTTAGAAGCCATATATTTTGTAACAACTATCCTATCTTGCTTGAGATCTTCTTTCCGCATTCTTAACTTTCATTTGTATAGCAACAACCGGATGAATAACTTCAACATCATTTTTATCGATAAGTTTAACGCCGTATTCTCCGTTATCGCTGCTAAGTTGAACAAAAGCATAGTTCAGATTTTTGTAGCGTTTAATATACTGTTGACCATTTTTAAGTTTAACTACAACAAGGTCACCATTTTCCGGTAATAAATTCATGTCGACTAAAACAACATCTCCATCATGAAGGGTTGTTTCCATAGAGTCGCCGGAAACTCTCAATGCATAACAACTCTCTGTTTTACTGTAAACGAAATTTGCTTTTCCCATAATAGAATTATCCACATACAACATTTTAGATTCTCCCGCATAAACAATTGATAGTAAAGGATACTCATATACAATTAATTCCCCCTCAAATTGTGGTGTGTGGATCTCCGGCGAAGCATCTATTTTTTTATAAGTGATATTATTAAGATCAGTATCATCGATCTTAATATTAAGCGCTTGCTCAAGGCGTTTAATAGTATTTTGATTTGGTCTTTTGGTAATTCCTCTCCTAATCCTATTCAAAGTTGGATATGTCATTCCGCTAATTGAAGCCAGTTCGGGTTCACTTAATCGAAATTCTCTAGTTAGGAATGATAAAAAATCTGACCATTTCATATTTGTATTGCAACTTATTGCATTTCTAAGTTATTGTAAACAAACAATTTATAAAATCTATAAAGAAAACATAAAAATATTTTATAAAATATCTTGACTTTTGCAATATTATGTATATATTTGTAATAAGTTTTTATACAATTATTAAATAAGGTAAAAATAATGTTAACAATTGATCCAATTAGAAAGCTTAGTGATATCAAGATTATTCGCTATGCAAACAAATTTACTTTACCTCTTCCCGATCCATTCATTGAGGCTAACAATTTACAAGCGAAAGAAGAAGTTGAAGTATATAGGGAAAGAATTAATGATCGTGATGCGCTGATCATTTTTTCTAAGTCAATTATTCCTTCGACAGTGCAAAGTTAAACCTGACTGCAAAACTAAATCAGTAAATAATTAATTGTATTGATTTGAATTAACCAGGTGATTTATAACACTATGTATTACGACAGCGAAACAATTTACAACGAACTTCAGCAAGTAAAGACTCTCCTTAAAAAAGTATTGAAGAAAGAAGTTGAAGAGAGCGTCGAAGAAATCTCTCTTGATAAAGCTAGTAAAATACTTCATTGCAATTCTACGAAAGTCATAAAACTAATAAAGCAAAAAAAGCTAGCTGCCAGGATTCAGGACGGACGTTATAAAATCAGAATAGCTGACATAAAAAAATTTCAGGATGAGAATTCTCTTGAGTCGATAGAAGAACGAAATGAAATAGTAACTGAATCAACTGACGATTTGATTGAAAAATTAACCGGTCATAGACCAAGGCATAGAAAAGGAAAAGATGAATAAGTACCAGCAACATCTTATATCAAACAGCTTAAAGGGTAAAGTTTATTTTCACCTGATAAATTTTTCAAGTGAAAATAAACCGCTAGGCAGCGGATATTTTTACGATCATATTGCAGACCCGAGCATCGAAACAAAGAGAGACTTCCAAAGAAAATTAGCTGCAGTTGTTTCAGAAATTTTCGAAGATCAAAAAATTTATAAAGAGTTTGTTGTTTGTTCCTGTAATGAGGGTTACTTCATACCTAAGACAGAACAGGGATTCTTAAAAGGTAAAGGTTATTTAATCAGTAAGATTGATGAAGTTCAAGAAAAGATAAGATTTATAGACGAAATGAGATTACTTAATATCTACGGTACTGAAACCGCAATAGATTTTTTCAGTTAATAATATAGTGAGGTGGTCGAATGGCAACAATAATAAGCAGCGAAGATTATAGTGACAAGTACATTATCATCAATGCTCAAAACAGCTTTTGCACAATGCGGGTACTTACAAAAAAGAATCCTCTAATCTGGCAATTAATTAAAGTTCAATTCAAAATTTGGATAAAAAGTTTTTTAGTAATGATCGGCTTAAAGAAATCTAATAAATAAAAAAAGTCCGGTGGCTGCCGGACTTCATAATTCTAATACAATAACAAATAAGAGGTTGTTATGTCAGAACAGAACAAATTTAACAAAAAAAACTGGAAGAGCAAATTCAAATTCGTCCAGCTTGATACTAGCGAAGTGGAACAGGTTAGAGAGTTAAACTCTCACATCGAACCAACAATCGCTAAGATTCTTAATGATTTTACTAAAAGGGAAAAGACAGAGGAGGTACTAAATGAATCAATCACTAATTAAATTGACTGAAGAAAAAATTGGTAACAATACTGCATTAGCTTCTTTTATTGATAAAGCTAAACAGCAGACTATATGCTTATTCCCCGATACTGTTCAATTCACAGACCCAGCTCTTAAATTCGGTGCCGCCATTGTAACTATTGATACAAGTGTTGATCAGTATGGCAATCCTGTTAAAACAAATAAAGACATATATAAGAACGAATCGGGTGGTTACTGTCTACATCTTTCTAAGATTAATGAAATATCGCAACATTCAGGAATTCAAATTACTGATTCGAGAATCCTTGACCGTAAGACCGATCAAAACGGGCGTGTAACTTACATTGAACATCAGGTAAAAGGTGAATTAAAATATGTTGATGGTTCAATTAAGAAAGATATAGCTACTGGTAAATATGATTACTTTCGTGATGTTGACAAATACATTGATAAGGACGGAAAGCGACTTGATAAAATGATTGCAAATAGAAGAAACCATGCAGAGGCATTAGCCGAAAGCAATGCTAAGACACGACTTTATAATAAACTTAATTTCAAGCTTCCATCTTCATTTACGCTTGATGAATTGAAAAAGCCTTTCCTAGTTCCATTCATTATTGAGGACAAAGACGAACTGTTAAAGCAATTACCACAAGAAGCTCAGGATGAAATTAGAAAAGATTTGGTACGCTCTCGTTTAGGCATAGCAAATCAAATTTATGGCGGACAAAATCAAATAGAGGATGCTCAAATAATTATTAGCGATCCACCGAATAATAATGGTAATAACGGCAATGGTTACAAAAGAACAAAACAAGAAAAACTTCCAGAAGCCAAACAGCCGACTATGACTCCGGAAGAACAAAATCATATCATCGCTGAAGAATTTGGGCAATCAACACAAGCTGAAAGGACTCAGAAAATTCTTGACTTGTGTAAAATTAAAGGAGTTAAGAATCCCGGTGATAAAGAGATTACCGCAAAACAAATTGAAAGCTCAAACAATCCAGTTGATAAACAGATTTTATTTATTGAGAAGTTGCTTAATATGCCCGATGCTGATGAAGGCGAAGGAGAATTGCCATTATGAAAAAGCTATATAAATATTTATTCATCCGTAAATCAGACTCAACTACAGTTAGCATAATTGCTGAGAATATAATTGAAGCAAAGAAATATTTCAAAGCATTACTCGGACGTAAGTTTGATTCTAATTACTGGCTATATGATAGCAGGGAGGAAGTAAAATGAAAACATTAAGATTTTTAGCAACCGCCGATTGGCATGCTGATGGTGATCCTGTTAAGGAAGAAAAGCTTATTGAAAGCTTGAAACAGATATACAATTATGTCTCTGAAATTAAAATTGAAGCAATTATTATTGCCGGTGATATATGGGAAAAGAAACAAAGTTATTCTGAAAAATCTGCTGTCCCAACCGTTATTTATTGGATAAAGAAATTATCAGAGAAAGTAAATTTTATCTTCATAACGAAGGGTAATAATTCTCATGATGAACCTGGTTCAATTTCTTTACTACATCAATTAGAGCATAACATCTTTGCTTATGAATATCCGGTCTGTTTACATATTGATAAACTTGGAGTTTGTGATTTATTAAGAGATTTAAATAAATATAAAATTGAAGAACCTGATTACATTGTTTCTTTAATTCCATATCCAACTAAAGCCTCATTCATTTCAGAAACTTCTATTGATAACAACAACGCTGAATTCATTGAAAAGTTCGAACAGGTTTTCGAACTGATTGGCGATATTACTTCTGAATATCAGTGTCCGAAAATGTTAGCATTTCATGGTAATGTAGTTGGCAGTCGTTTAAGTACAGGTCAAACTTTAGTATCTCAGGATATTATGGTTGCACCTTCAACACTTGAGAAAGCGAAGGCTGATTATTACGCTTTGGGGCATATTCACTTAAGACAATTCTTCAAATCGAAGATGGGTTATTCTGGAAGCATTTATAATAAATCCTGGGGTGAAACAGAACAGAAAAGTTTTGAGTTAATTGAATTTGAATTCGGTTCTGAACCTGATTTAGTTCCGCTAAGGAATAGTGAGCAAGTCTTATTAACTGCAGCACGACCAATGATAAAGATTGATACTGAATTTAAGGATGGAAAATTTTATTACCCAAGTTTTGAACATGACCATGATGGAATTGCAGATCCAATTATTCCTTACAGTGAATATCGATTGAGAATTACCGTTAAAGAAAATGATAGGAAGCTTATTACTGACGACACTATTGAAGGATTAAAATTTTTATATGGTCAAGATACTAAAATCGAATTCAACATCATTCCGGTAGAACGAGAAAGCCGATCTGAAAAGATTATGGAATGCAAAACGCTGGTTGATGAGGTTTGTGAATATGCAGTCGTTATTGGTGAGCCGGTGCATAACGGATTTTTAACAAAGGTTGCTCAACTTCAGGAGGTGGAATAATGTCATTACTCCAAATGCATCAAAAGAAAGCTCTTGAAGAATCTGAATTTCATCTCTACCAACTTCAAAACAAAAAATATGAACTGGAAAAAGAGCTAAAAGAAACAACTGACCCGGCGCTCAGAGAAAATCTTACAATGAGCATTAATGATTACAAATATTCGATTCATTGTACACAAGAAAGAATCGAAGGTTTAAAGAAATCTTTACAGGAGGTGGTATTATGAAAATATTGAAATTAAAGCTCAGAGGAGCTATTGGGATAAAGAAAGGATTAGGTATTGAAGAAATTGAAATTGATTTCACAAAATTTCAATCCGGACTTATTGCACTAACCGGCAAAAATGGATCTGGTAAAACGACAATAATGGAGAATCTACATCCTTATCGATGTATGGTTTCCCGGGATGGCTCTTTACAATCACATTTCTTTTTAAAAGATTCGCACAGGATTTTGGATTTTGAGTTTAACAGCAAACTTTATCAAAGCAGAATTTTAATTGATGCCTTAACCGGTGCTAGCGAAGCTTATCTTTTCTATAATAGTAACGGATTTGAAACAGCTCTTAATGATGGCAAATTAACCACCTACGATATTGAAATTGAAAAACTTTTAGGCACGCCTGAATTATTTTTCAACTCCGTTTTCTCCGGACAAAAATCAAAAGGTATAGCTGAATTAAAACCTGCAGAAAGAAGAAAGCTTTTTTATGAATTGCTGAATCTCGATAGTTATGAAAAATATCTTGAGCTAGCTAAATCGGAATTGAAGAATCAGGAAATCAAACTTGCTGAAATTGAAGGCGAAATAAAATCACTCCAGACGGATTACGGTCAGCTCGATGGATTAGAAGTAAAAAAGATTTTAGTAGAAACCGATATCGATATATCGGGTATTTCTATTGCAACAGCCAAAGATGAAATCGAAAAGATACAGGAATCAATTCAGAAAACGGAAGTAGAAATCAGGGCCAACACTGACAAGCTTGCCGATAATGCTGCTATTGAAGTTGAACTTAAAAAGCTGACGGAAGAAAAAGCGGAATTAATTAAGCAGCATAGTTCTAAAGTTAGCCGATACAATTCAGACATTGAAGATTCAAAAAAATTAATTGAAAGAAATCAAAAGTTACTTAATAACAAATCTACAATCGATAGTAAAATCACTCTGAAGAATCAGATATCTGAAGAGATTGCTAGTCTGTCGAAAGTGAAATCTGAAATTCAGGCTGACTTGAATAAGCATCAAACCGAATACACCGAAGTATTAAAACAGATCTCGGTTGACGAAGAAAACTTGAATCAAAAAGCTATTCATGTTAATAATCTTCGAAAAGAGGTTGAAGGCAAGGAAAAGGAAATAACTCGTCTTGACAATGAAACAATGATTATTGGAGATGTCCCCTGTTCCCCTGAAATCGGGACTTCTTGTTTATTCCTTTTAAATGCTTACAAAAGTAAAAATGAATTACCGGAATTAAAAAATTTACTTAATGAACTTAAAGCCAAATTTGACCAGACAAATGAAGCATTCAATTCACTTTCAGATGATATTCAATCACGGAAACAATTAGCTGAAGAGAATTATACAATTAACACTTCATGGGGAAATGAAAAAGTAAAATTATTCCAAACCGATCTGGATAAACTTGAACTCAATCTGAAGGAATTAAATAAAACTGATTGGGGAAACCTCTCAAACGAAGTTAAGAAAGCTGAAAATGAAATCAACTTACTTAATCAGAAAACGGATTCTACGAATGAATTGATTAAACAGGAAGAGCAGCATTATTCAAATTCAATCAACAAGCTAACAGAGAGAGAAACAGAGTTAAACGCAAAGCTTGATAATAATATAAATGACAGAATTCACACTCTCCGGAATGAGTTGAACTCCTTAAGAGGAAATCGTGATATAAAGAAGGATGAACTTTCTGAAATTGAATCGACTCTAGCGGACCAACAAAAGCAGCTTGCAACCATAGAAGAACAGATCAACCAGGTCAAGAAAAATAAGGAAAGATTAATTGTTTTAGGTAATGAAAAATCTAAAGTTGAATCTGAAATAAAAGACTGGACATTTTTAACCAAGGCATTTGATAAGACCGGGATCCCGGTTCTGAAGCTTGAAAATTCCGGTATTGAAATCACCTCTATTGCTAACGAACTACTTTCAATTTTTGAAAATAAATTCCGGATTGTATTCGAAACTACTTCACTGACTAAAGACAAAAAGAAGATGAAAGAAACATTCGACATTAACATTGTTGAGGATGATGGCGTTTGTGAAATCTCTAATAAGTCCGGTGGTCAACAGGTATATCTTGAAACTGCAATCCGTTTAGCTATCTCAATTGTTATTAAGAAACAAGGCAAGAATATTGAAACCGCTTTTCTTGATGAAGCTGACGGAGCTCTCGATTTGGATAATGCTTTTCACTATATAGAAATGATTCAGCGCTCTCATCAAATGAGCGGCGTTTATAACACATTCATTATTACACACCGTCCGGAGTTACTTGATTTTATTCCTCAGCAAGTAAAGTTAACGGATGGGTATTTACAAATATTAAATTGAATAAAATTATGAAAAGCGTAAAAGACATTAGACAAATGAGTCAGAAGACTTTTTGATTTTACCTAATGATCGAGGATTAGCAGAAAATAAAGCGAATGACACCTATGAGAAATAATATATATAAAAGAAATGAGGAAGAGCCTCAGAGTAATATTAAGACAATCGACTTTTGCTTGAATCCTCACGCTTTTCAAGACTAAGGAAAATATTAATTATGTCTCGCAAAATAACACAACGAGCATTTGAATTAAGAACCTGGCAGCAAGAGGCGTTTAGAGCTGTCTGGAATTGTTATGAACAAACAAAAAAATATTTCCTTTGTGTAGCAACTCCAGGAAGTGGTAAAACGAAGTTTGCTTTAGCGATAGCACATGAGTTTCTCCGAAACAATATCATAGATCGAATTGTTGTTGTGACCCCCTCCGACAACCTCAAACGACAATGGGCGGCTGAAGCGGCCGCCTTTGCCGGAATTGATCTTGATCCTGATTTTAATAATGCTCAAGGAATTGAAACAACGGATTTTCATGGAATTGTAATTACATACGCTTTGCTTGGTCAAGATAAAAATAAAATTCAACAGCAGAATTGTTTCAGGTTAAGAACATTAGTTATTCTTGATGAGGTTCATCATGCCGGTGAAAGTTTAACCTGGGGGGATGCGGTTAATAACTCATTCCAGGATGCAATATTTAAGTTAAGTTTATCAGGAACACCTTTCAGAACGGACGATGCCAAAATTCCTTTTATTACTTATGATGAAAATAATACTTCCGTTTCAGATTACAATTATTCTTATGAGCGGGCAATATTAGAGAACGTTTGCAGGCCGGTTTATTTCTCGATCTTTGATGGTCAAATGAAATGGAAAGTTGATAAGTTGGAATTCGATCATAGCTTTAAAGATTATCTCACTCCGGACCAAATCAGCAAACGATTAAGGACCGCTCTGGATCCGAAAGGAAATTTTATCCGGGATATAATCAAAGCGGCTGATTCTAAACTTGAAGAAATCCGTTTGTCACATCCAGATGCTGCAGGATTGATATTCGCTGCTACTCAGGCTCACGCTAAAGAAATTTCAAAGGTAATAAATAAAATTACCGGTGAAAATCCTCCGGTCGTTATTTCTGATGATGTAGATGGATCTGAAAAGATAAGTCAATTCAAAAATGACAGTTCAAAATGGTTGGTTTCTGTTAAAATGGTTTCTGAAGGAGTTGATATTCCCCGATTGCGTGTTGGAGTTTATTCTACGATCGTTAAGTCTGAATTATTCTTCAGACAAGCTGTTGGACGATTTGTTAGGGTTCTTTCTCATTTACAAGCACAAGACGCTTACATTTTCATTCCACAGGATAAAGACATAGTTAAGCTAGCTGAATCAATTCAGGAGGAACGCGATCACGCATTAGATAATGCAAAGAAGAAAAGTAATGGAATTGGTTTTACAGATTTATTCGGGAATGATTACACACCTGCATTAAAAGGAAAATTTGTTCCGCTTGGTAGTGAAGCGACTAATCATAAAGTAATTGCTGTAAATGTTGAAATTAACTCCGGAGCAAAACACTCAATTGATTACAGAAAAGTTGAATCAGAAAATCCAACTTATATTCAGAGGGAGATCCTTCACGATCGATTAAACACACTTGCAAAACGCTATGCATTAAAAGCCAGGAATGGCAATAACAACATTAAACCAGATTTCAAACTTGCTCACAAACTTTGGATTCAACAGGGTGGAAAGAATATGGATATTGAAACCCTGATAGAGTTAAAAAGAAGGGAGCAATTTTACATAAATCTTTTAAGGCAATGAGGAAAGGAATGAAAAGGATTTATATATATGATTTATTTTGCGGTGCGGGTGGCACTACTACCGGAGTACAGGCAGCGAAATTTGATGGAAAAAATATAGCTGAAGTAATTGCCTGCATTAACCACGATCCTTTTGCGATTTATTCACATTCATTCAATCATCAGAATGTAAAACATTTTACAGAAGATATTAAAACATTCGATCTTTCAAAATTCCCATTGGTGGAAAGGAATGACGAAAATATAATTGCTTTATGGGCTTCACTTGAATGTACTAATTTCAGTAATGCAAAAGGAGGACTTCCACGCGATCCCGATTCACGTACACTTGCAGAGCATCTTTACAGATATATTGAATATCTTAATCCGGATTATATACTGATTGAAAATGTTCGTGAGTTCATGGATTGGGGGCCTTTGGATGTAAATAGAAAACCGATAAAGGAATTAAAAGGATCTGATTTCAAAAATTGGTTGGACCATATCCAATCTTATGGTTACGAATATGATTTCAGAATACTTAATTCAGCCGATTATGGTGCCTATACTTCAAGACGTAGATATTTTGGAATATTTGCAAAAGAAGGTTTTCCAATTTCATTTCCCAAACCTACTCATTCAAAAACCGGAAAAGATAAACTTACAAAATGGAAACCGGTTAAGGATGTGCTTGATCTTGATGATCATGGTAAATCAATTTTCAGGGATAAGCCTTTAAGTGAAAAAACTTATAAGAGGATTTATGCCGGGTTATTAAAATATATTGCCAAAGGTGACACCTCGATTTTAACACAGTATAATTCAGGAAGTGATGTTAACAGAATAATTTCAATGAATTCACCTTGTAATACAGTAACAACCTCAAATCGATTTGCAATAATTAATCCAGAATTTCTTTTGAATTATCATCACAGCAGCGATTGCAATGATATAAATGATTCTTCTCCAACATTAACCACTAAAGATAAGCTGGCATTAGTTCATCCTGATTTCTTTATTAAATATTTTGGTAATGGTAAAAATATAACCGGATTAGATGAGTGTAGTCCTACCTTGACCACAAAAGACAGACTTGCGCTTATTCACCCGGATTACTTTATAGATTGCCAGTATTCTAATGGGAAACAACATCAGAGCATCGAAAAACCTTCAGGCAGTCTTCTAACAGTACCTAAAGAAAAACTTATAACAATAGAACGATTTATCGATGAACAATATGGACAGTCAAAAGGCAAATCTATTGAAGAACCTGCAGGTACTTTAATGCAGAATCCTAAACAATCTCTGATAACAACAGAAGGTTATCAATATTTAATGGATTGTAATTATGGAAATGTTGGAGCACCAATTGAACTTCCATGCCCAACAATTTTAGCCTCTAAGAGATATCATTACCTGGTAACATCTGAATCTGGAAATTTAGCGATTCAAATCTTTCAAAATGATTCTGAATATGTCAAGAAAATAAAGTTATTCATGGCTGCCTATGGAATCATTGATATTAAAATGCGAATGCTCAAAGTAAGTGAACTCTTATCCATCCAGGGATTTCCTGTCGGTTATATTCTTAAAGGAAATCAAACCCAAAAGAAAAAATTTATTGGAAATGCTGTAGTTCCTATAGTTGCTCAAAAATGGATTGAAAGTTTGTATGAAGTAAATAAGGATTTAACAATTAGAAGAATGGAAGAGGCAGCATAATGAAAGTATTTCATAGATTCAAATTTACCTACGAGGAGAATTAATGGCTAGACCAATCAAAACCGGACTTGAATGCTTCCCTCAATGGAATCCTCAATTCTATACTAAAAAGAGATTTGAATCTGGTGATTTTAAAATAAGGCTTAATGCTCTAAGGAATTCTTCAAGCAGCTTTATTAGCCGAAAAGATGTAAGGGATTATATTTTCGAAAGGGACGGACACAAATGTGTCATGTGCACTTCAGTTAAATCGTTATCCATTGACCATATTATTTCTGTTTATGCTGTTGCTTCAAAACTATATCCAGTAGAAAAATTGAATTTAAAAGAGAACTTGCAAACACTTTGCGGTTCTTGTAATTCTAAGAAAATACCATAAGGAATTAGTACATGCGGAAAAGAATGATAGTACCGGAATTCTGGGAATCAGCGACTGATAAAAATTGGTCTGTTGAAGATGCTCTAATAATGATAGCTGCAATTTCAGCAGCTGATGACGAAGGGAGAGGACGAATTTCCACGATTCGGAAAAACGTATCTTTTTCAATTTCAGATCGGAAATTTAATAAAAGTATAAAAAATCTCTCGGAAAATTCAAATTCTCTGACGGTTTTTCAGAAAATTTATTATTTTTTACCAAATTTCTTAAAATATCAAACAGTTAGCCATCCGCAGAAATCAAGAATTCCTTCTCCAGAGATTGAATTTCAAAACACTAATTCACAAGGAAATAATAACTTAGTTGAAAATAATGATGGAATCATTCCAGAAAATTTCCAGAATGATTCCGGAATCATTCCATCACAAGTTAGTTTAAATAAGTTTAGTTTAGTTAAATGTAGTGGTAGTTTAAAGGAAAACGACCACGACTACGACACAACCTTTGAAGACTTCAAGGAAGAAAAAATCCATGGCACTATCACTCAACTAGGATTCAAGTTAATTTGGAACTCTGAACCGAACAAGGCTCAAGCTGACAAGATAAAACTCTTACTCAATGACGACCGTTTTACCTACGATGAAATGACAACTATCCTAAAAGAATCTTTCACTGAAATCTACGAATCCAACGATCCTGAAAAGCAGAAAGTAGTTTACTTCCTAACCAAATTAGAGCGTAAAAGGAATGACTTTTATCAGAAAAAATTAAGAAATGAGAAAAAAAAATTAGAAAATGACAGGGATTTGAAGTTACAAGAGGAACACAACAGGTCCAAGTTAAATCCTGAGTCAGAGGAAGAAACCGATCTTGACGATGCTGTTGGGCCAATGGGAAAAATTTTAAGAGATGCTGGTTTTATTCCGAATTCAAAGCAAACTACGGAGAAATATTATAATCCATCCACAAGAGCTGGTACTACTGAATACGAAAATTCTAAAAAGGAATTCATATCTGAATTAAATGGAAATTTCCAAAAATGACCACACAAGAAAAAATATCGAAGAAAAAGTTAATTGCTTTTAATTATTTCGGTGGAAAATTTTCACACGTTGATTGGATTATTAAGCATCTCCCAAAATCAAAAAGCTACGTTGAAGTGTTCGGTGGATCCGGAGTTGTACTTCTTAACAAACCAAAATCCAAAATTGAAACCTTGAACGATTTGAATAATACTGTAGTCAATTTCTTCAAAGTGCTAAGGGAATCTCCTGAGGAATTAATTCGAAATATATTTCTTACTCCTTATAGCAGAAATGAATATTTATTATGCTACAGAAATATGAATGAGGGTAATGAATTAGAACGTGCACGGAAATTTTTTGTTGTCGTTGGTCAATCTTTCAATGGTTCTTATTCAAGACAAACCGGCTGGAAGATGAGTACAAAGGAAACCAGAGCAAATTTATCAGGAGCTGTATCCAGGTGGTTGAGTAAAATTCCAAATCTGGTTAAGGTGGTTGAAAGATTAAAATATGTGCAAATCTCGAATTATGATTTTAGAGAGGTGTTTGAAAAATTTGATTCACCCGAAACTTTGTTTTATTGTGATCCCCCCTATATGCACGAAACAAGATGTAATAATAACGAGTATGAATTTGAAATGAGTAATGAAGATCATGTCGAGTTATTGAAGCTTTGTTTGAATGCAAAAGGTATGATAGCGCTTTCCTGCTATGATAACGAAATGTATAGCTCAATGTTGCAGGATAGATTTTATAAATCTGAAGCAAAAGAGAAAATGATCAACCTGTATCATTCACAAAAAAAAGAAATTCTTTGGACAAATTATAATCCTACAGAACATCATGAGGATTTATTCACTGTTAAATAAAAGCCGGTGAAGGAACCTCACCGGCTTAAGGTTTTAGGAAATCGAATAATTGCATTCATAAGGGGGGTAAATGAATGCAGTAGTAAAATTGTAAAAATAAAAATTAAAAGCAAGAGAACTTAATGCACCGAACCGATAAAAACCAAAACGAGATAAAATCTGATGAGTAGATTTTCAGGTTGGAATATGGCAGCAATAGAAAGGTTGAACATAATAACCAATGAGAATTATGTAAAAAATAATGTAAAGAAAATATGTAAAGATCAACCTGATTATTGCGGTAATATTGTTTCGGCTCTTCAACAAATAGGAATTGAATCTGTAAGAGAATATAAATTCCTTCACGACCGAAGATTCCGAATTGATGTTGCTGTAGTGAAAGGAAAAATAGCAATCGAGTTCGAGGGTGGAGTTTGGACGAATGGCAGGCATACCAGGGGAAAGGGTTTTATCAGCGACTGCAAGAAATATAACTTGCTGATGATGCATGGTTGGAAGTTATTGAGATACAATACAAACGATGCCATTCAAGATAATTGGGAATACGGAGTAGCATTAGAAGTTAAAGAATTAATTACAAACCGATAGGAAATAAACAATGAAATCGAATATGTATGAAGGAGTAAAGACAATTAATTTTCTAAACGGAAAGTGTCCTCATGATTGCGTGTATTGTTCAACTAAATCGTTTCGCTATCCTGAATTGAAAGAACTTTATTCCGGTGAATTGCGATTAAATGAAAACGCATTTAAGAAAAACTTAGGTAAAGGAAAAATCTGGTTTGTTTGTGCTCAGAATGATTTGTTTGCAAAAGAAGTACCGGAAGAATTTATTGACCGGGTATATGATCGCATTGCTGAATTTCCTGATAATGAATATTGGTTTCAAAGTAAGAATCCGGAACGGATGTTTGGATGTGCTGATGTGGGAAATGAGGTTTATGGAACGACCATTGAAAGTGATTTTGATTACCCCGAAATTATGAAAAACAGTCCAACCATAAGAGAACGACTTCGATGGATTAACATAATCAAAAAAGCATTTGAATGTAAAATGTTTATTACCGTTGAGCCAATCCTTGATTTTGACTTAGAGGTTTTTGTTACAGCCTTACGAATTGCATGTCCCGATTGGATTAACATCGGAGCCGATTCAAAGAAACATAATCTTCCCGAACCCTCAAAAGAAAAAGTTCTTGCTTTGATAGATGAACTTAAAAAGTTTACAGAGGTTCGAATAAAATCAAACTTACAGAGGCTAATAAAATGAATCAGATAATTAAGAGTCATTGGAAGATGGCTTTCAGGGTGACCAAGAAAGCTTTGATCGTAACTATTCAAACGCTTATTGTTATGCATAAAGCAAAATTAAGAATTGCCAAACTCGCACCCGAATTAAACAGCCAGAGAGCTGGCTATAAAAAGATTGACGAACTTTCAAATGATATTATCATAACAAGATTTTAAGGTATTCCTTCTGATGCTAAGCGTTAGGGAAATGCCGGAGGAGAAATGAGCAAGAAAGAAAATGATATAAATTATTGGTTAAGACGAGACCTCGAAAGAAAAGGACATCTTTTTATTCTTGCAAATTACTACATAGGGAATTGGGAATGTGATATATATTCCCTGTGCCGTTCTGGCTATAGTTCTGAATTTGAAATTAAAATTAGTCGCTCTGATTTCTTTGCAGATTTTAACAAAAATTTTAACTCCTCAAGATTATTTCTATGGGAGAAGAAAGCACTTGTGTTGAAACACGATAAGATTAAATCGGGAGAGCGCACAAACAGATTTTATTTTGTGGTTCCTGAAAACCTTATAGCTGTTTCAGAAGTTCCAGATTATGCCGGATTGCTTTATTATAAAGCCGAAATAAAACGTTTCGACAAAATAAAAGAAGCTCCATTGCTGCATAGAAGAAAAATTATTCTAAATGACAAGGATATTCTTTTTGATATTGCATATTCACTGCATTATAAATATTGGCATTTGTTTTATCAGAACCGGAGAATTAAAAATATCCTTTAAGGAGGTGGTCTATCTCGTGAGAAGATAATTTCGGAAAGTTCAATTTGTTATCAGGCAGGTAGAAAAAGTTAGCACTCTAAACCTGCCTGGTTTTTCCTTCTTAACAATTTTTAGAATTACAATGGCTTATTAAACACTTATAATTGCACAAAAAATATGAATGACATAGAAAAGACTCTAAAGTTAGTTGAAAAAAGAATATCTCAAAGAATCGCTATTGAGTTTAATGAAGCTAAAAGAGATATGCTCATTATCAATGACTTTCATCAGCTTCAAAGCCAGGGAAAACGAACTGAGGATATTTTTATTGAGCTATCTGAAAAAAAATACTTAGGAAGGTACTTTCCAGAGTCATATATCAATTTCGTTGTTTACAGAAAATATAAAACCTATACAAACAAACAGAAGAAATTTAATAATGGCGAAACTATCAGTCGTTGAAATATTTAATAAATTAAAACTTAATCCTAACAATCCTAGAAACATCTCGAAACAGAAATTTGAGAAGCTTAAGAAATCCATTCTTGAATTCCCCAAAATGCTTGATCTACGACCAATAATCTATGATAGTGAATTTATCATTCTTGGTGGTAATATGAGATTTCAAGCATTACAGGAATTAGTCAAAGACGGTTTTAAGATCAAGGAATCATATTTCAGAAGTGCCGATACACTAACCGAGGAAGAAAAAAAAAGATTTATTACTCTCGATAACCTTGAGTTTGGAGAATGGGATTATAATTTGCTTGCTAGAGAATTCGAGGCAAATCAATTGCTTGAGTGGGGTTTTGAATCTTATCAAATCGGTCTGCCTGATGAAAAAATAGATTTTACGAAAGAGTGGATCAACATGCCCGAATTTGAGCAACAGGATTTAACAGGTTGTAAAACTTTATTAATTCACTTTAGAAATGAAGATGACTTAAAATCATTCGCTGCTTTATTACAGCAAAACATTACTTCAAAAACTAGAAGCATCTGGTTTCCTAAAAAGAAAAGAGAAACATCCATGGAATTTATTGATGAATCCTAGTTATCCGGTTTATGTAATTTCAAAAGGCAGATGGGAATCCCGTCTTACTATAAAAGCTTTGGAAAAAAGAAGTATCCCCTATCATGTTGTTATTGAACCTCAGGAATATGATAATTATTCTCAAGTCATTGATAAGGATAAAATCTTTGTGCTCCCCTTTTCAAATCTTGGTCAAGGTTCCATTCCTGCAAGGAATTGGGTGTGGGATCATTCGATAAGTGTTGGCACTGAACGACATTGGATTCTTGATGATAATATTGCTGAGTTTTATCGTCTGTATAAAAATAAAAGAGTCTTAACTACTTCTGGAACCACTTTCAAAGCTGCTGAGGATTTTGTCGATCGCTATAAGAATATTGCAATTGCAGGGATGCAATATAAAATGTTCGCTCCATCAATTGAAAAGATGAATCCATTCATACTCAACACTAGAATCTATTCCTGTATTCTGATTAAGAATGATATTCCCTATCGTTGGCGTGGTAGATATAACGAAGATACTGATTTGTCATTAAGAATTTTAAAAGATGGTTGGTGTACAGTTTTATTTTATGCTTTTCTTGCCGATAAAAAAACGACAATGACCATGAAGGGTGGTAATACAGATGAGCTATATAAGGACGATGGAAGATTAAAAATGGCTCAGTCTCTTTTTTATCAACATCCCGACGTGACTAAAATAAAATGGAGATGGGGGCGATGGCAACATGTTGTTGATTACAGACCTTTCAAAAAAAATAAGTTGATCAGAAAAGTTATCTCTCTGCCTGAAGAGATTAATAATTATGGAATGGTCCTAAATGCCAAAGACTGAAAACGAACATACTGATATGATATGGGCCCGGGTTGATTCTGTTATTCAGGTCATTCTTGAGAATGATAGATATCTTCAAAGCAAAAGAATAAAAGAGCTAACGGATAAAATCTGTGAACAGTTTGACGTAAGTGATAGAACGGCACGTAAATATATTTCTGAAGCTAAAAAGGAAATCAGGAAATATTACAAGCTCAACAAAGATAAAGCCTTTGCTAAGGCAATCCAGGATCGTGAATATTTACTTCAAAAGGTAAAAGGTATCAAAGATCCATCGGGGAAAAAATATATTATTAAACCTGATTTGAAACTTGCACTCGAAGTAATGAAAGATAGGGATAAATTGTATGGGTTGTATGTAGAGGAAGTTAATGTTAAGGGTAAAATCTCTCTTATAAAAGTCGATACAGGCAAATTAACAGATGAACAGCTTGCAATTTTAAAATCAAAAATTAAGAACGGTGAGAACTATGAAGAGTATCTCAAGCTGCAAGGTTTAATATGAAAGATTTAGAATTACTGATTGACATTGAAGCTGAAGAACGTAAGCGAAGAAAGGAACGACTAGAGAATTATGGATCTCAAATGAGTTGGTATGCTGAACATCCGTTTGAATACATGGTTGAGCGATTAAGAATAAAGGCCGAAAGTATTGACTGGATTCTTTCACCTGAATATGAAAACCATGTTTGGGACGGAACTCCTAATCCTATGAAATTGATTTTGGAGTCATTGCTTACCGAAAGAAGAATTGGTGTCGAATCAGCAACAGGAACTGGCAAAACTTTTCTTGCTGCTGGAATAGTTCTTTGGTTTCTTGAGTGCTTTCAAAATTCTAGAGTAATTACAACGGCCCCAAAAGAGGATCAATTACTTTCTCAAATATGGTCCGAGATAAACAAGCTTTATCCAAACTTTGGACTTGGTACTTTGATTTCAGGTGAGTTAAGAATGAAGTCTGATATAAACACGAATTATAAAGCTGAAGCGTTTGTTGCCGGTGTTAAAGCTGACGATGCATCAACAACAAAAGCACAGGGCTATCATGCTGAACACATGTTAATTATACTTGAAGAAACCCCAGGTGTTCCTGACCCAACAATCACAGCCCTATTAAATACTTCAGATGCTCCTCACAATATCGTGTTAGCATTCGGCAATCCTGACCATCAACTTGATAACCTACATAAATTTTGTACAACATCAGGAACAAAGCATATAAGAATTTCCGCACGTGATCATCCTAATGTAGTTCTTAACAATCCTTCATTTATTCCAGGGGCAACTAGCAGAATAGGAATTCAGGATAAATTAAACAGATACAAGACTGAAGACAATCCTCTCTATCTTTCACGTGTACGTGGACTTTCTCCAGGACAATCACAGGATAGTTTAATAGCTATGAAATGGTGTATTGAAGCAAAAGACAGATATGACAAGTTAGACCGTAAAGATGGAAGAATTGATCTTGAAAAAATAAAAGGTGATTGGGCATTAGGTGGAGATGTTGCTAATAGTGAGGGTGGGGACAAAGCAGCAATAGCAAAAGGCAAAGGAGCGGTATTATTTTCATTAAGGGATTTTCAATGTCCGGACTCCAATCAATTTGGCAAGCGTGATGTTTACTTCGAGATGAAAACGAATAAAATCAAACCTGAATTCGTTGGTATTGATTCTGTTGGTGTTGGAGCTGGAGCGGTTAACGGTTTGAAAGAATTAAATTTAATGATTGTTCCACTTGGTGGAGCCGATGCTCCCGTCCCTATTCCTAACCAGGAAGAGGAGTTTAATAATCTCCGTTCTCAAATGTACTGGCAGCTAAGAGAGGATTTAAGGAATAACGAAATCAGTTTACCAAACGATGAAGAATTATTCGCTGATTTAGTAACTCCCAAGTGGCAAACTAAAAATGGAAAGATTGTTGTTGAATCCAAAGAAGAAATAAAAAAGAGACTTGGGCATTCACCCAATAAAGGGGATGCTGTTGTTTACTGGAATTGGGTAAGACATAATTATAAACGATCATCTTTTGAATTTATCTAAGAGAAAAATAAAATGAAAAATGAGATAGTTAGATTTTATGATTGTACAGACGGAAAGGAAATCGCCTATATCGAGTTCTCTTTTGATATAGGAGATTACAAATCTGAGATCATAACAGGACGATTAAATACCTATGCCAAAAACAAAGAAGGTAATAAGTTTATTGTAGTAGATGAAAAAACGGGCGAAAAGATAGGGGCCAGAAAAGAGATTCGTTTTCAGATAATGAAAATGCCAGATTTAAACAAAGTTTATGTTAAAATATTATAGGAATAAATAAAATGTACTATTCACAAACAGACCAGGCATTAATAAAAATTGAAGTTGGTAGAGTTATAAATGACTCCAAATTAATTGCAGGTATCATTCGGCGTGATAAAGCTTGTAAAGAAAAAAGAATGATGCGCGAGGGGGTTAATTATTATCTTGGTGAGAATGATATCAAAAATAAAAATTTCCAGATATATCATTTTCAGGGTAAGACAAAAACAAATCCAAACCGGGCAAATAATAAAGTTTCAGATGCTTTCTTCACCGATCTCGTGGATCAAAAGAAGGATTATATTATTGGTCAGGAGCCAACGATAAATTTTAAAGTCGATGTTTTTAAGAAAGATTATTCTGTTCAATTCAAAGAAAAGTTTTATGATATGCTCGATGAAATAGTTGTTAACACTTCAAACAAAGGTGAAGAATGGCTTCACCTGTTCGTTAATGAAGATGGAGATTATGATTTTATTATTACCGAGGCTGAAGGGATTGTTCCCGATTATGATGAGCGAAATAAAAATAATCTTCTTTCACTTCTACGATATTACATCGTTGACTATATCGATGATAAAGGCGAATTGAAACAACGGACGAAAGTTGAAATATGGGATAAAGAAAAAGTATGGTTCTATATTGAGATTGAAAAAGACAAGTTTGTTTTGGATGCTTCTGAAAATCCAAACCCGAGACCGCACTGGTTAGAACAACAAAAGATCGGAGAAGTTGTTGTCGACGAGGAAATTAAGAATTTCGGATTTGTGCCTTTTATTAATCTTCCAAACAACAAATTAAAAATAAATGATCTAAAGAGAATTAAAAGCTTGATCGACTTGTACGATTTGATTCTTTCCGGCTTTGGAAATGAGGTTGAAGATCATCGTGAAATAGTTATCAAGATAAAAAATTATGATGGCCAGAATAATGAAGAGCTGGTACAAATGTTAAAAGAATCCGGTGTTATCAAGGTTAAAGGTGATGGTGATGCTGAGGCATTAACACTCCTTATTCCTGTTGAAGCTAAGAAAACAGTTTTAGAAATCCTGAAAGAAAGTATTTACAGATTTGGTCGTGGTATCGATTACTCAGGACTTGCAATTAATCAACCTACGAACCTAACGTTAAAGTTTATGTTTGCTGGACTTGATCTGAAGGCTAATGCTCTGATAAGACAGTTGAGTAAATTTATAAAAAGTTTCTTTACTGCTTATGCCCGATATTTAGGAATTGATTTCGATACCGCTAACCTCGAAATAGTTTTTAACAAATCTTTGATATTTAATGAATCCGAAAGAATTACAGACGTTCAAAATAGCAGCAATACAGTATCAAAGAAAACTCAACTCTCTAATCATCCATGGGTTAAAGATGTTGACGCTGAATTAAAGCAGATTGAAGAGGAAGAAAGCGGCTATGTGGATTTGAACGAACCTGAAGAGAAGTAGTATGTCAAAGAAAGATGATAAAAATAGGCGTTTGTTAAAACTACTTGATGCTGATGAAAAAAAGATCGAAAATATTTTATCGAGACATGAAAAACAAATTATTGCAGAGTATAAAAAAGCGCTCCGAAGTTTTAAAGAACAGCTTGCGCATATCTATGAACGTTATGGAGAGAAGCCCGCTTATCAGGACATACGAATAAAAAATATTATAACTGATATTCGGAACGATGTAAGATCATTAAGCGCTGAGGCACAAAATATCATTGAGGAAAGCATCAAAGATATTTTTGGACAAAGCTACGATTTGACTTGTACAACTATAAACACTGCCTTCGATACTGAAATTGCTTTTGGTAAATTATCTCCTGAAGAAATTCAAGCATCAATCCTGAATCCTGCTGATAAAATCAAGTGGACTACACGAAATAAAAAACACCTCAATAAACTCGTTAGTGATGTTAAGACAGAAGTTAGTCAGGGAATCATCCAGGGAAAACCTTATTCAGAAATTGCCAGAGGAATAATCGAACGAACTGGAGTAGCTGCAGGTAAAGCCATTCGCATAGCCAGGACTGAAACGCACAGAGTAACATCGGCGGGTAGACAAATTTCCTTCGATAAGACTTTTGAAGCGGCTGAAACATTGGGCGTTGAAGTTCAGAAAGTTTGGATTGCTATTAAAGACGGACGTTCTAAGGATCGGCATCATGAAAAAATGGACAGTCAACATCCTGATAAAGATGGATATTATACATTACCAAGTGGTGTGAAAACACTTGGCCCGGGACTCTCCGGAGATCCAAACGAAGATATTAATTGCCGTTGTACTGAGGGGATAGAAATCGTGAATTAATAATTTTCCCTGCCCCCCACTTTTCCTTCTTAACTTTTTTTAGAATGACAACCGTTTCAGAATAATTTAGTTTCGCACAAAAGAACTTAGCCTCTTTGGTATCTCGAGGCGTTAATCGAGAGACTGACAACCGGACACGACCGGGACAAAAAGTGAAATCAGAAACAATCAAACGGAGTTATAAAAATGGAATGGTTAAAACAGTTACTAGGCGAAGAATTATTCAATCAGTTATTTCCGAAAGATTCTGACAACCTGAAAAAGGTTACTGAAAAAATCGGCAATAAAAAAATGATTGAGGATGATGGAAAATTAGTCCCTCAATCCAGAGTTAAAGAATTGACCGATAAAAAAACAGAACTTGAAAATCAACTTAAGACAGCTAGTGACAACTTAACAAAGGTTCAAGCTGATTATGATAAAATCAAAACAGAAAAAGATAAAGGTAAGTCAACGGTTGATGAGCAAATAGCTTCTTTAACAAAGACAATAACCGATCTTCAAACTGAATTGAAAAACAAAGATCAACTTGGTGTTGTTAATAACAAAAGAACTTTAGTTGAAAGTCAATTTCGTTTACTGAAAGCCAACGATCAATATCTTCAAACCTTAGTAAGAGAATTTGAACTGAAGCATCCACTTGATAAACTCGAAATTGAAAACGGCAAAATCAAAGATGCTGAAAATCTATTCAAACCTTTCCAGGAAGATTATAAACCTCTGTTTGGTGTAGTTCAGAAAAAAGGATTTGAGCATAAAGATGGTAATGATCCCGGTGCCGGTGATTTCTTCACGATGGATGAAATCAAGGCAATGGATCAATCGACCGTTAAAGCAAACCTTGAAAAAGTAAACAAATCAATTGAGTACCACGATAAACAAGGAAATTAAAAATGGGACTTTCAAATTTTATTCGAAATGTATTCATAGCCAATGTGTTACTTGCGAAGGAAAAGATTCAAGTCTTTGCTGGAGTAGCTAATACGAACTATGAAGGGACTATTGTTAACCTTGGTGATGAAGTTACCATACCAATGGTTTCAGATCCAACGTTTACCCCTTATGAAAAAAATACAAAATTAGATGCACCTGAAGTTTTAGCTGATGCCGTTACTAAGCTTAAAATAGATCAGGCTCAAAAGTTCAATGTTGGTGTTGATGATTCAGAAGCCAACCAATTGAACTTAATAACACAGCTTCAGAACAAAACCGCCTATCAAATGAAAAATATTCAGGATACTTATATGGCTTCCCTTTACTCGCAGGCGGGTCTATCTCTTTATACAAACGATGCTCCATTGGATATTGATTCATTAAATGCTGAAGATGCTATTGCGGAAGTTGTTGAATATATGAATGAAAATGATATCCAATTAGAAAATCGTTTCGGTATTGTCTCCCCATGGTTTTATAATAAATTGTGGTTGGCAGGCTTGACTACTAAGACAAGCAACGATCTTCTTTACTCCAATGGACAAATTGGAATAATCAACGGTCTTGACCTGAGAATGTCAAATAATGTTTCCAAGAATTCAACTGCCTGGGATAAAACAAGAATGATATTCGGTATCAAGAACGAATCTCTTACCACCGTATTAAAAATTATGAAAGTTGAAAACTACAGACATCCTGATTATTTCCAAGAGAATATAAAGGGATGGTGCATGTATGGTGGTAAAGTTGCCAGACCTGATAAAACAGTAGTGCTTTACGCAGATAAAAAAGCAGAAACCTAAGGAGTAAGAAAAATTATGAAATTTAAATATTTAATTTTATTACTTCTCGTTTCACTCTCAGCTTTTTCATTTGGGCAAATCAGAGGGAAATATTTGGACGATCTTGTGGATTCGCATGATCGTCTTGTTCAAATGCCCGATAAATTTTTAGGCAATGTCTATTATGTAAATGGCTGGGATGGTGTTAATACAAATGATGGTAAAAGTTGGGACAAACCATTTTTAACAATGGCCCAGGCTTTTTCTGTTATTGCAAGCGGTGATGTAATTTTTCTTGCAGGAAGAATTACTGAAGATGTTGCAGCTCCCTCTAATGTTTTTGATGTTACGATTATCGGGGCTGTTAACAGACCACGGCATGGTACAAGTGGAGGCTTGCAAGCTGGATATGCTGCTCACTGGATGCCCGCCGCGGTTGGTACGAGTACATATTGTTTAACGCTAAGAGAACAGGGTTGGCGAATTGAAAATATATTATTTCAAACACCGACCGTAACTACTACATGCGCAATCAAATTACTGAATTCAAATCCCGACGAAGGTGTCGGGGTTGAAAAGGATCCTTCACATTTAATTATTAAAGACTGCCGATTTACCGGACCGGGTATTGGTATTGATGAAAATGGCGGTGCCACAGATGTATTAATCGAAAACTGTATATTCCAATCAATGGCATTCGGAATAAAAGGAACAAGTACCGGTGTAAGAGTTCCTTTTAATTGGATCATTAGGAATAATGAATTCTTTTCCAACACGAATGATATTGCATTATCATTGAACTACAGCACGATAGAAGGTAATAAATTTCATATTGCCGGTGCGGGAGCAACTAACAAAGTAGTTAGTACAACCTACGTCTCTGCCCAGGGAGGCTATAATAAAGTCATACTCAATTTTTTTAATGATGTAGCTGCTGGGATAGTTTCGGCTGAAGGTTATACCGGAGCATCTACAGATCAATGGGCTAATTATGTAACAGATCAAGCGGCCCTGGCAGTCGGTCAACCGACACCATAATGAAATAATTTTTTTGATTTACTAAGGAGATTTAATCGTGGCAACAACAACAGTAACACCACTTGCTTTAGCAAAAAATGTTTTCTCAATAACACAACCAATAACTGATGGTACTGCTATTGTAGCTGGCAACAGTCATAAAATAGCATTTGCCCAGGAAGATAAATTGGTAGTTCGTGTAAAGAATACTTTTGCAGGTGCAAAAAATATTACGGTTAAAGCCGGTGATTTTCTTGCGAATGGACAGGGTGATCTTGTTCAGGCATTCGCACAGGACGAAGAAAGATTTCTTGTTCTTGAATCAGTGCGGTTTAAAGATTTTGATGGCAATGTTGATATTCAGGTCGAGGCTGCAACAACTGGTTTCATAATGGCGCTTACCCTTCCCTAATAGTGCATCATAGTTAATCCTAAGGGAGTTGGATGAATTTCCTCTCCCTTATTTATAAACAATTTAAGGAGATAAAATAAAATGCCTTTGACTAAATGTGAATTCTGTAACCAACGTGTACCAGCCAATAAATTAAAACTTCATCAAAAAAGATGTGTACGCTATAGGAAGCAATTAAAAAAAGAACAGCTTACAAATCTTGAAGCATTACCACAAGAAATAAATGAACAGCCACAATCGGAAGAAAATGAAAATACCGATCCAGTTCAATCTGAAATAGCTGATTCATTACAAACCGAAACAACCGAACCCGAAACAAAGGAAGAAGTAATTCCCGATATAGTTTCTGAGGTAGAACCTGAAGCGATTCAAGAAAAGAATATTCAGGTAACCGAACCCGAAACAAAGGAGAAAAAGAAATTTAAGTTCAGAGGTCGGTAATGCCTATCGCAACCAAAGCAGAGGTTAAGTCTATCCTTCAAATAGCGGAGGCAGTAACAACTTATGATAGTTTCATAACAGCGCTGATCCCACTTATTCAGGATTTCATTGTATTCGATCACTGTAAAAACGATTTTCGTATTGATAACATCTATGTACTGAGCTCTGATATTTCTTTTGTGTCATCTTCAAAAAAAATTATTGATTCAGTTAATGCTCCTTTTGTCGATGCTGCTTTTTATGCAGGAATGGACATCCTTGTTGTCGGCTCTTATCATAATGATGGCATTTATTCAATTGCAACATCCGGTTTAGCTGCAGGAGAACTAACGCTAAATGAATCCTTAATTGATGAGGATGAAAATCAGTTTATAGAAATTTATAAAGTTAAATTCCCGGCGGCTTTGAAACGTACCGTTGCAAAAATGATTCAGTATGACATGAATAAAAAGAACTTTGAAGGTATTGCTTCCGAGTCGCTGGGATCTCATTCAATAAGTTTTTCCGGTAATTATCCTCAGACACTTTTAGATGAATTGAACGCTTATAGAAAGGTAAGCTGGTAATGATTGAAGATTATTATACCGAATCAGTCACGATTAAAAGAGTAACGAGAACGAATAACACTTCAAGCGGTTTGGGTGGTTATTCTGAAACTTGGAATACTCATTTAACTATTAAGGGTTCTTTAAATCCATTAACAGGCAGTCAGGTTTATCAGGCTGAAAAGAGAGGGATAAAATCAACTCACATGCTGATTTGTGCTTTTGCAGACATAACAGAATTTGATAAAGCTGTAGACACTAATAACAATGAGTATGAAATAACATTTGTAAATAACCCAATGAAGATGAATGATCATCTTGAAATCAATTTATTATTAAATCAATAGGAATTTTGATGGATCATACACCTTGTAGTGAACTTTTAGAATTAAGAAAACTTGCCAATGAAACATTTAAGCGGATTGGCGTTGATCTGTGTGATCTGAAAACTGATAATGAAGTTAAAGTGGTCAACGGTTCTGAAAGAACCTTAAAAGTTAAACAGCTTGTAAGTGAATTACATACAAATTCAAAACACGTCAATAGTGAATTGGAAGATATAAAAAAGACAATCCTTTTCCTTACTGATTTTAGCAAGCTTCATTATTTGCTAAAAAAATACAAGCTCTATTACATCATTATTGCAATTGCAGCCATGGGAATTTATGGAGTAAACTTTAAAGAATTGATATTAAAATTACTAGGATAAAGTAATGACGAAATTAGAAATCTTTTATAAAAATTGTGGAGCGGAAAAGGACAATGAGCAAAAACCCTTAATGGATAAGGATGGATTTCTTAAAGCAGTGAAAGAAATTCAAGAGGAAATAAACAAAGCATTAAAACATATCAGGAAGGCAACACTTGAATCCAAATTGGACGGCTCCAGCGATATAGTTTTCCCGCTTCTGGAATCGATAGAAATTTTAGAAAGATTGGTTGATGAGAAATGAAAATTACAGAGCAACAGTTAAAAGAAATAGCTCCGAACATTTCAGATTTGAATTTGAGAGTTTACACTCCAATACTAAATGAATGCTGGGATAAATATTATGTGAACACAAAAGAAAGGATTTGCTGTTTTATCGCCCAGATTGTACACGAATCAGGATCATTCAAATATACTAGAGAAATTGCAAGCGGTGAAGCGTATGAGGGTAGAAAGGACTTAGGCAACATTTACCCTGGGGATGGTGTCAAGTTCAAAGGAAGAGGTTTAATACAAGTTACAGGCAGGGACAATTATCGACTATGTAGTTTGTTTCTATATGCTGATTTTCGTTTGATTGACAATCCTGAATTTTTAGAAAATCCGGAAGATGCTGTAAGAAGCGCATTCTGGTATTGGATTGTAAACAGTCTTAACAACATTTGCGATAAACCGGCTGATTATTCTTACAGTTGGAGAGGTAGAGCATTGACAGGTTTTGAATGGCTTACTAAAAAAATCAATGGTGGTTTTAACGGACTTGAACAAAGAAAAGAATTTTATGAACGAGCTAAACGGACTTTACAATGAAAATTAAATTAGGCAGCATTCTTCTGATTGCTGTTATTGCAGTGTTTTTAATAAGCGTTTTTCTGGTCATTGTTCTATAAATAAAAACTAGGAGAAATATCATGATCACATCAAATTTAAAAGACAAATTAACAACTTATGCAGCTATTGCTATGGGAGCGGCTGTAGCTACTGTGGGACTACCTGCTGCTGTAACTGCGATTGCCCCAACTGTTACTTTTACATTACCACCAATAGTTAATGTAATCTGTGGAATTGTCATCGCAATATCTATTATTGTTACACAGGTTCTTACAGGCAAAGCTCCAGACGGTAAAACCAAGACAACCGAACAGGTTATCGAAGGTAATACAAAGTAAAATGAACAAATATCTTGTTTACGGTATTGTTGTTTTAATTTTCTTAGCCGGTACGCATTATTTGACGTACCGGTTAGGAGTTCAATCTGTTAAGATTCCGCAAACTGATACTTCTCATGTGAATATTGGGAAACCTGATACTACAGTAAAGCCGGTTTCAAATGTTCATCATGTAAAACCAAAAATAAAACCGGCTTCGCAAGTTGTAAATAATATTGATTCCTGTATCCAAAAAAAAATAGCTCTTGATACAACTATCAATACTCCGGAATATAAATTAAGAATTCTATCTGAAGACGTTGTTAGTAAAGGTCTGGAAATATTTGCAACAGTTTATGAAAAGATAATCACCAGGATTGACACTCTTTTTCTAACAAAAGAGATTTTCCCCTTGCCAGAACCTTTTTATGATACATTCACTTTTGGCTACATAGTTGGTGTCCTGTCTACTACAGGAATTTATTTTTTATTAACGAAAGTAATACTTAAAGATTGATTAAAACACATAAATGATAAGCAGTTTTAACATATCGTCTGCAATGAGTGAACAGAGAAAAAGAATTCTTGCTAAACTTGAATTGGTTGGTGCATTTGTGGAAACAGAAGCAAAGAAAAATGCTCCAAAAGATTCGGGCTATCTTGCTGATCATATCGACCATGAAGTTATTCCAGCACGATTAGCAGTTAGGATTTCGACTAACGCTATATATGGTGCTATTCAGGAATTAGGTGGAGTAATTACTCCGGATAAAGCCGGTGCCTTGACGATTCCTGTCCATCCGGATGCTAAAGGAAAAAGAGCAAGTGATTTTCCAGACCTGATTTTTATTAAACGTGAAGGTGCAAATCCTTTGTTGGTCCGTAAGGTTGGAGAAAAACAGTTTGATATAATGTTTGTCCTGGTTAAGAGTGCAGAGATCCCGGCACATCCATATTTACGGCCAGCAGTTTATGAAAATCAGGATAAAATAATAAAGATATTTCAATTATGATTAACGAACTAAGAGACGCAATATATACACGTGCAACAGGTGATAGCACATTAAATACCTTACTCGGTGGATCTTCAACCGTTAAAGGCAGATTCTATTATTTACAAGCACCCGAAAAAGCAACTAAGCCTTATGCTGTGTTCTTTGAAATAACAAATATTCCGGATAGAGATACAGCGAATAAATTTGAAAAGTATCCCGTACAAATAAATGTTTATAAGGAAACAACTAATCCAAAGGATATGGCAGATATTGAAGAAGCTTTAATTTTAAGATTCGATGATTGCGAATCTTCATTATCATTAGCAAGCTATAATGTAATAAGAATTGATAGAAATTTCTGCAAAACCATTTCTTTGGATGACAAAATCAAACAAACAATTTATCAGGCAACAATTGAATTACAAAAAAAATAACGAGGCAACAAAATGAGTAAAATAAGCGGAAAAGATTTAGAGTTCTGGTTTGATGGGGCTGAGGTTCCGGTCATATCTGTTAATCACGAAAACAGTGTCGACCAACAGGAAAGTACCGATACAGCTACACCGGGAACCGGAAAAGATTTTGAGGCGCTTTGGGCTTCAGGTAAAATGAAAGTTGAAGCCGAATTATACGAACCCCTGGGAGCGGAATTAAGCAGCGGAGATTTGGTTGCCGGTACACGCTATATAGTAACAGCCGGAACAATTGCTGAAACCCAAGGATCATTTACTGTTGGTATGATCTTCGAATCGGATGGATCCGGAAATCCTACGGTTGATAATAAAGTAAAACCTTTGGGTGCAAGAATAAACGGAAAATCCATGGCATTTACTTTTAATTCTGTCGAAGCTCCTGTAACTGATATTGATTATAACAGTAAATTCGATGAACTCGATTCAACAGATTCATCAAGCGTAACCGCCGAAACTGAAGTAAGCCGGGCTGACCGGGAAACAAAAGTAACTGCAATTGTCAGATCAGAAAGTGCAGACTTACTAACAACCGATCCAGTTAAACAGGCTGCTATTTTAGCATTTAGTGATAACGTTTCGGTTGCTGGTCAACTACTTCCAATTTCCAAAAGTATAACCGATAACACTAAAGAAATGGCTAAGATCGATTATACATTCAAGTGGATCGGTCTTCCTACTGAAACAGCGCTTGGTTTGGCTTCCGGTGAAGAAAAAGCAGTCAAGTTTATTCTTAAGCGCGGCACAAGTACCAACAAAGAATATACTGCCAATGCTATCATTACCGCTAAAAACGTGAAAGTAAATATCAAAGGTTTAGCAACAATAACCTATGATCTTTCAATCAACGGAGCAATAACTGAAGCTGTAGCGAATTAATGAGACGTAAAAAAGAAATATTCATCGGCAAGGAAAAAGTAATTCTTAGTGAAAGAAGTACCGAGGATATTTATAACCTTGCCGATTATTCTAAGAAACATTTTGAAGCGGCTGAAAATAAAAACCGCTTCAATACTTTGATATTTTGTACTGCAATTTCGGAATCAATTAGACAAACAAGAAAAGATTTTCCTCTCTATCGGATTATAAAGAAAGTCCAGTATAGAAAATATACTACTGAGTATATTTTCAGAAATATTAGCTTAAGGCAGATTAATGATGCTGAAGTAGTGCTAAATGAAATCCAGGGTGATAAAAAAAAAGTAGAGACGGAAAAGAAATTGGAAGAGAAGTAGCGAAAGGACTTATAGCAAAACATTATCAGATGAATGAGGATGATGTTGAAAAACTGCCAATTACAATTTATAAGTTAAGGCTATTCACAATATTTAATGACGCTGCCTTAAAAGGTGAATTCTCCGGATTTATAAAAGAAGCTTTCAAATACCAGACAGATGATGAAGAACATAATGAATTCGAGGAACAAATTGAATTCTTTAGAAAACAAGGAAGATTAAATTAATGGCAGATATAGAACTCGGTAAAACCTATGTCGAAATTCAGGCAAGGATGGATAGGCTTGAATCTGATTTTAAGAGAGCGGAAAGCTCTGCAAAAAAATCAGCCGATAAGATGGAGAATAGTTTTAAGTCTGCCTCACTTCGCTTTCATGATTCACTTGCAAAAAAATCCCTTTCCGAAATAGAAGTATCTGCAAAAAAGCTTAGGACTAATTTAGAAAAACAAATTAAAATGAATATGCCTCTTGAAAGATTGGAGGCAACTAAATCAAGTCTTGATAAAGCTGAAAATGCTTTAAGAACATTCAGGGGTGAACAAGAGAAACCCGCTAAATCTACAACCGGTTTATTCAATACGGCTGCTGTTTTAGGCTTTATTTATATGGTTAAAAGAGCCGGTGAGGCTATAATTCAATTGGGTTTGGAAGGCGCAAGATTAGAAAATCTAAGAGCTGCATTCAGGGGAACCGAAGGAGATTTACAAAACTTTAGACAGGCAACAGCAGGAACGGTTAACGATGCAAGTTTATTAAAACTATCAAACCAAGCCGATGCCCTGGGAGTATCTTTAGAAAAGCAGGTTTTATTATTTGCTTTAGCTGAAGATTCAGGTGATAAAATGGGAGTTGGTGTTGAAGAGGCATTTAACAAAATTGTTCTTGCAACAGAAGGAAATACCAGGGGATTAAAAGAAATTGGTATCCAGAAAAAAATATATGAACAGACGGTAAATGATCTTGCTAAAGCTTACGATGTTGAAATTGAAAAGTTGGATGCTGAGACACAAAAACAGATAAGACTTGAAGCTGTTATAAAAGCATCCGGTATTACAATGGCTGATGTTACTAATAAGGCACAAGATCACGCTGATAAAATTGAATCCGTTGGTGTAGCCTGGGAAAACGTTAAAAATACAATCGGGAAAGCCGTTGCTCCAGCAATAGGTTGGGTACTTACAAACTTCGCTGAAGGATTACAAAGAATTCTTGGATTGACTGATGATGTGGATAAAGCATTTAAGAATATGGCGGGTACATATTCACAGGCTTATCGAAAGAGCTTTGAGGGTACAACAAAAGAATTTAGAGAAAGTGAAACCGTAAAAACACAGAAAGATATTACTGTAAAGCAAACTACTTTTAATGTACTCCATAAAACCGCTTATCAATTGGAATCTGAACCAATGGGGACGGTTAGAAATGCAGGTCAAATAAAAGCTATAAAAGAAGAAATGGATTTGCTCAGGACGCAACTATCACAATTGCGTTTATATAGAACTGAGTTAAAAAACTTCAAGGAAGAAAATAAACCTGATTTTAATATAATTGATCCTAGTGCTGGTTCCGAAAAGTCCTTAAATGTTGTCGAACAAATATCCAGTAATTATAAAAAGCTAAACGATGATTTAATCCTTGTTAGTAATTCGCTTGATGCGATAAACAAAAAAGAAAGTCTATCGGTTGAAGATGAATATAAAAAGAATGAACTGTTGAAAAAACGAATTGAAATTATGAAGCAACTTGAAGAGCCGTACGTTTTAAAGCTTCAAATAATTGAAAGTAAAAAAACAGAAATAGAATCAAAAAAGATAAATTATAATATCCCCGGCCAGCTTGCAGGTGTAAATAAAGGAGGTGGAGTAAATCCATTGGAAGGATTTGACGCTGAAAGTGTCCTGGAATCCTGGGTTGGTGAAAGTGAAATAGCTGGGGCTGCTATAGATGGATTTATAAACGGCGCGATTGATGGATTTGATAGATTGAAGGTCACAATTGGTAATGATATGTCTTTTGCAACTAGGTTTGTCAATACGTTTGCAAATTCTGCACTACAAGCCATTGAAAGTATAATTGCCAAATGGGCGGTATTAAATATTATCTCTTTTGCTGCAGGTGGTCCGGGAGTTGGTTTATTATCTATGCTTGGTTTAGCCTCAGGTGGTCCGGTCTCTTCAAATACTCCTTATATAGTTGGCGAGAAAGGGCCTGAGTTATTTGTACCAAATTCAGCCGGTTATATTGTTCCGAATAATATTCTTAATCGTTCTTCTGTAATTAATAATTTTAGTAATGATAATTCTGCTTTATTAACCGAAATGAAATTGACGAGAACGGCAATTCGAACTATGAATCTGAATCTACAGGATAAAGATTTTGAACCTAAGATTGACGTGAACATTGATGGCAAGACTTTAACGAGGTTAGTAACCACAACATTAAACAAACTTGTAAAAACAGGTTTTAACAAGAATGATTTTTAATATCCAACTATATAGCAATAGTGCATGGGTTTCCTTAGCTAATTATGCTGTCGGTGATCCAGTTCCTTTCATCTCATCTAACAGAGATTTTACTCCTATTGCAGAATCTCTAAAACAAAAAATCTTTTTTAAATGTCCAGTTGGTATAACTCAGGGGGACGATATTCAAATCTTAAAAGATGGTAAAGTTATTTTTGGTGGTTTCGTCTCTTCCAAGAAAAACAATTATGAAAGTTATACTTACGACCTGGAAATCTCACATGATTTAATGAAGCTTGAGAATTACTTACTAGAAGCCCGAACGTATAATAAAACCTCTTCCACCTGGGAAACAAGCACATTCCATACAAACCTTGTCAATACAGTTGACACAATGGAATACAATCCAACAGATTCCGAAGGTTATTCAAATTTAAGTATGATATGGCTTTTAAAAACAATGTTCACAACTGCTGGATTAACACTTGATACTTCTGAGGTTGAGGATGAAATATATTTAACAATTTTGACCATCTCTTATTTATATAGACATATTGCTTTCGATAGGAATATGCTTTATAACATAAATCAACCGGTCGCATGTAATACAGATACTATTGACGAAAATTATTCAGGGCAAAAAATTACTCTTTGGAAATTGTTCACTGAGATCTGTTCGCATTATGGATTTGGAATAATTGTTACTGCTAAGAATCAATTCAAATTAATATTCTCCAGTACAAATTATACTATTGACAACGATGACAAGCATAAATATTTAACCGAAAATATTCAGGCTCAAAATATTGATGTTTCCTATGACATATATCTCCCCGGTTATTACGGTGATCCAACTGCATTAAGAGCATTCTTTTATAGTGCAACTCAATCCCCTCTCGTAGTTGCAATGAAAGGAGGATTCGGAGAAGAAAAAATTGATTGGATGAATAATCTTTGTTATTACCTATATCATACAAATGATGGTGTAACCTTTTATCCAGATATTTATATCCTAACGATGCCTTTCCAATTAGACTTGTTCCAATTAACAAAAAAGTATAACGCAAAAACCAAAGCACATTATAAAGAAGATGTTACTACAGTTATCAAAGACACTGAAAAAGTCGTCTTGAAAAACTTTATAGATATAAAAAACCGATCCTCAGAGATAGAACAGGAAAGCGAATTATGATAAGAGGAACAGGTGCACCCAAGTTTGTTATTGATCCAACTGGAGCAAGTCCAATTACGATCTTGTTCGATTACATCGTTGTTGAGAATGAATTGCCTTCACCGGATATGATTGAATTCAAATCAGATTACAATGGACACAGAGAATTTCTTCTTTTAGGTAAACATCTTGATTTCAAGTGCCGAATGCACTTATGGAAATATGAACTTGATCCTGAGAGCGGATATACTGCTAAGGGAAAGTATTTAGAAATGAAAAATGCCGAAATGCAGGAAGGTTGGTTTTATAGACATCGTGAAGGAGAGCCGTATAAAAGCAGTATTAAATTAGTGTTCACAGTTAGCGGTTTAACAACAGATCCGGTTGTAGGTGACACGTATTCCAACAACGGAATTACATTTGAAATAACTGCTGTTGATCTTACAAGTCATGCTGGCACTATTACTGCAAAGAAAATTAATGATGTTTTTCTTTCACCTGAAGATTCCGGCGATTTAACAAAGGTTACTGGAGATGGGGATGAAACGATAGCATATTCAGAATACACAGGTAATGAAGTTTTATTTACTCTAACCGATATCACTGAAGCATATTTCGATACAGTTACCTTTAAGGACTTATTACATATAACGCTAAAGAGTAAAGATTATCTCGGATTACAACATAGCCTCTATACTCCCCCATCTGCAGATGATGTATTTATTGATAACCCAATTAACACCGAAGATGTTTTATAAAGCTGAGGATAATTAAAATGAAACGAATATTATTTATAATCTTTTTTATAGCTTCAATTGCGGCTGCTCAAACAAGTTCTTATGTGCAAAGGTTTGCTACTAATTCCGGACCATTGAAGGGAGCATATATTTATTTAGTACCTCAAGATTCAACTTATCCGGCTGGAGCTTTGCAATTAACTGAGGACACAGGTAAGGATGGTATTTATTATCGTGCTGCTGTGCCTGATGGTGAATATAAAATCTATATCGATCCGGATGGCGCAGGCGCTGCAGGTGTAAGTTTGAGCAACCGCTATCAGCATATCTGGATTGGTGAAAACAGGATGACAAGAGTGGCTAACCAGTTTGATAACAATATGAAGCTAAATCCGGCTGCACTTGATACAATTTACTTAAGCACAAACGTTGCACTTAAGAAAGGTGAGATTGCAACGGCTTTGGTTGGCGGAAAGATTGTAATTATGATTGGTATTGATAGCAGTGGGACAATAGATTCAATTGCTTCCCAAAGATGGGTAAGAGCGCAATCGTTTATAAAATTCATTAACGGAACTGATACTGTTGCTTATCGTTCCTGGGTGCGTGCACAAGAATACGGAACCGGAACAGGTGATTGTGAAGGGTATGCAAGATATTTAAACCCGGATCATTTCAAATTCTCCGGTCCAAATAATGACACAGTTTCCATCCAGGATTCAATTCTGATAAGGCTTATTGGCAGTATTGATTTCAGTGATTATATGACCCTCTCTACTACTCAAACAATTACAGGGAATAAAGGTTACACGGGCAACAATAATTTTCAGGCAGGTACAATGATTTTACCGGCAACAGAAAATCCGACACAACGCGGTCAGGTTGGTCTTGATGATTATTTTATCTATAGAACAAGTGAAAGTGTTAATGATACGACTGCTTCACGGGATTTTGTTAGAGATTATATTGCCAATACTACATTATCAATTCAGAACTTATTACCAAAGACAACAGGCGTTTATAACCTGGGCTCTGCTACAAAAAGGTGGAACTACCTGTATGTTAATAACATCTCCGGAGCGGCTATAAATTTTTATGGAACAAGCTTCACCTTTAATGCTTCTGTAAGTTTGTCTCCTTTATCAGACTTTACTTTGGGTGGAAAATTATTATTACGTACTGCAACAGGCGATCCTAACCCGGACGGTTCATTAACTCTTGCACATCAAACGGTATATAGATTTAATTCTGCAGGAACTGAAGATGTTTCAAATTTAACTTCAGACGAAGTTGATGGAGAGATAATTTACTTTGTAAATGAAACAGCTAACATAGTTACTTTTTACGAAACCGGTAATATAAATCTGTCCACAACTACTTATGCAATGGGCGAGGGTGATACTTTAACCTTATTATATAATGTTGCGCTTGATAAATGGGTGGAGCTCTCCAGGAGTGATAATTAGCTAATGGAAAATGTGAAATGTAAATATGGTTTTAAGAAAGCCGGAGATCTGCTTAAACCATTCTTCCGGAGGAGAGAGTTAAGAGTTTACTATGACAATACGAGAGGCTGGGTATATAATTTTAACTATGGAAGTGACAGGAAGGTATTTAGTAACCAGGATGAAGTGAAAGTAAGAAACCAAATAATTGATTACCTGGTAGCTGAGGGTATGATGATTCTGCAAAAGAGAATAAAGAGCACTTGAGGAATAACACAATGAGAAATGAAATCACATTAAACGATAAAAAGATTTTTTACATTGCGAATAATCTTGAGGGGAATATGAGTTTGAGGGATAACCTTGATGAGAGTAAGAGCAGGATTAAGAGTAAGATAACGGATGTCTTCTTATTTATAATTCTATTACTTGTTCTGTGGTTTGCATTGGGAATTATTCTTGGCGCCCAGACGTGGAATAGATATACTGAAGGTACTTATTCAATACTTAGTTTAGGTTGTAGCACTAATCTTTATAGTTGGGGCGATACTACTTACGTCATATATGATTCAACCAGTTATAGTGTACATCTTACAAAAATGATTCCAGGTCAAGCTTGGAGAAGATGGGGTAATTATTATGATGGAACTGGTGATGGTAGATTTACTTATGGTGGTGGTATAGCAAGACTTGGTAATAAAATTATAGCTGTTGGTGGAGCTACAGCGAATTCTTCCTATGGTCAATATGCAGCATCATATCAAATGAAATATGATGGGACGACTGTCCAAATACTTGGTACTACTGCGATTGCCAGAGGTTTTTCAGTAGGGACTCCCAATGCTGATAGCATATATTCTTTAGAAGGTGCTATTTATGCAAGTAAATCAGCAGATGGAGTAAGTTTTACACAGTTAGAAAGCGCTAAATCATTTAGAACTTTATTAGGTACTGCTACAGGAGAATATGGGCAAAGTTTATTTTACTATAACGATACATTATGGATTGGACTTGCAAGAAATGCTTTTACAGAAGCTTCGAATAATCCTGTTCCTGATACAGGCAGGGTAATCTATTATGTTCCTGCAAAAGGGAAATACTATGTACTTAATAGAAGTATAACAGGAACTGCAACTGTTAAATCAATTAAGTGGATGAATATGTACAAGGGTTCTCTTTATATCCTTGTAGATGCTTCAGATGATAAGAAAGGATTATGGAAAAGAGAAGGTCTAAATTTTGTTCATATAGATACTCCGTTTGATTCTACTGCAAATGTGTTCCCAATAGCAATGACAGGAGATAATGATAGAAGGCTCTATATAAGTACAGGTAGATATGGCGTAATGGACACTACCTGGAATAGAGTTTGGGAATTAAGAAATGGTGTTTGGAAAAAGTTAAATAAAATATATTCCTATGCTGGGGGCAAAACAGATAGTGTTGTCTGTTCGCATTTTCTTCATTTTAATGTTAATAATAATGTACTTTGGGCAATAACGCCATTTTCTAACAGTTACCCTTATTTAAGAGCAGAGACTGATGGTTTTAATCAGCATAAATTTTATGATGCAGGTGGTATTGCTTTGTGGTACACGGATGTTGGAGCTCTTGAATCGATTGAACTTACAAATCCGGTTGGTGGAGAAACATTTAATGCTAACAGTTCAACAACTATAGAATGGACATCAACCGGCATTGATGAATTTAAGGTTTACTATACTGCAAATGGAACTGATTACACTTTATTAACTACAACTGGAAATAATTCCTATGGCTGGACAATTCCGGAGAACGATGTAACAACTGCAAAGATAAGGGTTACAAACACGGATAGTACAATTATGAGTACTAGCGAAGCTTTCACAATACGGTATAGCATAACACTTACTAATCCGGAGGGTGGAGAAACTTATAATGGTTATGATACAGTAGTAGTTGCCTGGAGTGATTATGGAGTAGATACAGCTAAAGTGTATTTTGCAATTAATGGTACGGATTATACTTTACTTACTACAACTGTATCTAATACTTATTCCTGGGCAGTTCCATCAATAGCTACAGTTGCGGCTAAAATAAAAATTACAGATACTGTTAATGCTATAAATGATGAGAGCAATGCCTTCACAATTACAAAAATTTTTCTTCGTTCTTGTTTTATTAAACCAAATTAATTTCTTAAACAAATTAAAGGAGGTCTCTAATGATCGTTACAACAAATGCTCCCGCAATGGTGGGCACAACGCTACTAAAGGGCAGTGTCAGCCCTGCTTCTGAAACAGTTGGATTTGATTATGGTAATGGGAACTTAGATTCCCACATCGAGTTCGATCCCGGTTCACCTGGCGACTTTGAATATCCGGTTTCTTTACAACCCAATCTTGATAATTTCCAGGTAAGAGCCAAAGCTCTGAATGGCGGTGTTTGGGTTAATGGTGATACCTGGCAGATGAATACTACCTCTGAATCCAAGTTCGGCGGTGGTAAAACCCTCGATCAGTAAACTCAAGAAATGCCTACTCCGAAAGGTATTTCGAAATGGAAAGCCGGTCCAGAAATGGACCGGCTTTAATAATAATTGCTTGAGTCTATATAACAGAATTATAACATAATTCGCAAAATATATATGAAATGAGGGTGTTTTTATGAATAAATCCTTTGTTTATTTATCAGAAGGTGAACTTTCGCTTTCTTACAAGCAGAGGGTCATTGGTTCGAATCCATTAGCCCCCACAATAAGAGAGCCTTGTGATTAA